CAAAGCTAGAGAAAGATACTCATTTGGAGTATCAGACCCTAGAGGTATCTTCGGCGTAGAAGGTGCGTAATAACTAAAATTTTGAGGCGGGACACAATCCCGCCTCATTTCAATAATAGAAAGGAAAAATGCTCTCAAAACAATTCAGAGTTCAAATATATGCATATCAATGCCATGCAGATTTCATTATAAACTCTGTAGATGCCCCAATAGATATAGAAAATGCTATCATTGACAAACTAGGAAAAGGTGATATAAAATGGGAATATCTTGGAGAAATGCATGATCCAAGAGTAAAAAGAATAACCTACGAGGAGGTTATTAATGGAGGCGATAATGCAACACCTAGAAAATCTATACTCTCAAAAGAGAGTGCTGGATCTAGAATGGGAGCAGGAGCATCTGAAAGAGGGTAGATATACTCTCAACATGGTTAAGATAGATAGAAAAGTTAGAGAAGTTCTTAGCCATATAAGAACAGCTGAAGCTAAAAAAGCACATCTTCAGAATAAAATTGATGATGCAGCTCCTCAAGTTTCTGTAGCTACTTAATAAAAAAGCTACATCGTTGGAAAAAACCAATCCACATTACAGGCCCTCTTGCGCTCTACTAAAATCTACTATATAAATCATATCACTGTATAATTAATTAGAACATAGACGCATACAGTCGACGGCCTAGAGACTATGTTCGGAAAACTAGGAGGATATAATTATGGCAAATACTACATTTTCAGGACCAGTCCGATCGGAAAACGGTTTTGAACAAATAACAAAAAATAGCACAACAGGTGCTATTACGGTTGAAGCAACTTATGATGCTAGACCAAACTTTAGACAAACAGTAGACAACTCGACTTTGAATACTGGTGGTGATGTAACAACAACTTTAACTACTGCTCAATCAGGAACTATTTTTGAAGTTGATGGAACAGGTGATATCGTTGTTAACATGCCTGCTCTAAGCACAGCTAATGTTGGAAATACTTACGAGTTTTTCGTAACTACTGCTGTCGGTGGTTCTAAAACTGTTACTTTTGTTTTACCTGGTTCAGGTGTATCAAATTTCTTTGGTGCGCTTTCACTAATGGGTGGAACAGCTGCTAATCCGTCAAGTGACGTTGCAGGTGATACTTTAACGTTACCTAACTCAACTGCAGTAAATGCTAGAGTAAGATTAACTTGCATTAAGGACGATGGTACTAACTCAACTTACAAAGCTGAGACTTTATCAACTCCTATTGCAACAATAGCGTAATAATTAATTAGTGT